TCACCCGCACGGATCTATGCGCCGCCCATGGTTGCTGATCTGTCCGGTATCCGTAAGCGCGTTGGCGATTACGCCGCCGACCAGGCAGCGGATGCCATGGCCCGGCCAACGGTCACCGGTGACGCCATCAAGCATTACCGCAATCTCGGCGGCGATCAGCAGGCGATCGCGTTCTGCTGCAACGTCAACCACGCCGTCTCAGTTCGAGACTCGTTTGAGACGGCAGGTATTGGCTCTGCGCTGCTGCTTGGCAATACTTCAGATCGCGATGCGGTGGTGGCCCGGTTCGCCAGCGGTCAAACCCGCATCCTGGTCACCGTTGACGTGGTGAGCGAGGGCTTCGACATCCCAGCAGCAGGCTGCGCCATCCTGCTCAGGCCCACGCAATCGCTTGGGCTATACCTGCAGCAGGTCGGTCGCGTGCTCAGGCCAGCACCAGGAAAGGACGCCGCTGTGATCCTCGACCACGTTGGCAACGTCACCCGTCACGGCTTCCCCGATGACCACCGCCAGTGGACCCTCGAGCATGGTGCCCCACGATCATCAGGCCCGGCAGCGCCATCGGTCCGCACATGCCCCGAGTGCTTCGCGGCATTCAAGCCGGCGCCGATCTGTCCTGCCTGCGGCCATGAGCAACCATCACCCCGGCCGCGGCCGCTGCAGCAGATTGATGGTGAGCTGCGCGAGCTGAAGCGCGTCGAGGTGCAGATCCGCCGCAGCGAACAAGGCCGCGCTCAGAGCTTGCAGCAGTTGATCGCGCTGGGAGAGGCCCGCGGCATGAAAAACCCAGTCGCATGGGCAAAGCATGTCCTGGCCGCACGTCAAACCAAAGGCCAATGGAGCAAAATCAAATGAGCAAGTTCTGCATTAATCTAGAAAACATGACGCTGCCTGATGCCATTGCTGCGCTTTGTGAAGCATGGTATGACGCGCAAGAAACTGATAACATAAAAGAAGAAGATGAGGTTTCAAGTCTTGTTAGGTTTAGTGAGTGGGTCGAAGCCAGCGGCCTCAGTCGATCCACCGCCTACGAACTGTTGAAGCTGCTGGCGATCGAACCCGAAGCGCGGCGAGTGCCCAGTAGCCGTAAGCCCGTCAGCCACCTGACGGCCGAACAGATCCGGCAGCTGCAGCCATGGGCGCAAAAAATAGCTAATGGCTTGACAGTGGCAAAAGCAAAGCAAATGCTGGCTTGGCTGGCTTGATGGCGCAAAATCAAGATTGTTTGCCCGCGGGGCATGAACGCCGAGACCACCCTCCAGCAGCAGATCCGCCTAGCGCTCGGCACCCATCCACAGACCCGACTGTTCCGCAACCAGGTCGGTAGCCTGCCGGATCCACGCACTGGCCGGTTGGTCACCTTCGGCCTGGCGCGCGGCAGTGCTGACCTGATCGGCTGGCGGACCATCACAGTGACCGCCGACATGGTGGGCCAGCGGCTGGCCGTCTTCACCAGCATCGAGGTCAAGACACCCACCGGCCGCGTCAGGCCAGACCAGACCGCATGGCTTAGCGCCGTTCAGTCAGCTGGTGGCATCGCTGGCATCGCTCGATCTGTGCCGGATGCGCTCAGGATTGTTGCCGATGCACCATGAGCTTGACGCAACTGCTATGGTCTGTCCGTACCCACACAGTGACAAGACTGTGACAACCATCAAAGCGATTGAGACGCGGGCCTACGGACACCGTTTCCGCAGCAGGCTTGAGGCAAGGTGGGCGGTGTTCTTTGAGTCGCTAAGAGTTCAATGGGAATACGAGCCTGAGGGTTTTAACCTTGAGGGCGTTCCATACCTTCCCGATTTTCGGGTTACCACTGGCAATCTTGTTTATTGGTACGAGATCAAGCCTCGTGGCACTGATTCATGCGAAAAGTTTAATCGTTTCTCTAATTTGCTTTTGGGCTCAGGGGACCACGGCAGGCCGCTCAATCTGGAAACCAGGCTTTTGTCTGGCGATCCGTTTGACGTCTTTTACGGCAAGCATTTGTGCCCACGCTGCGGCCTGCAGGTTGAGCCGGAATGGCAGGCTGGTGAGTGGGGCTTTCTTTGCATAGATTGCGACGAGGTGACAGCGTGCGGCGGCGGCAACCCGACTGAACTCGGCTTTGTAGAGACTGGGTTCTATCCTCACAAGGGATGGATAATGTCCAGCGATATAGAGCTTCGGTATATGTATTCAAAGATTGAAGTCGCTTGCGAAGCCGCCCGATCCGCCCGTTTTGAGCACGGCGAAACCCCATGACAAAGCCCAGCACCCAGCGCCTTGTTGTTCTTGTGCGCTCAGACCAAAAGCGGTGGTTGATCAATAAAATTACCCCTCTTCGTTCATTGGCTGATGTTGTCCGCGATCTAATTGACCAAGCTATTGCCAATGAAAACCAGCATTCTTAACCTCGCTAATGGCCATTGGCCGGCGATCCTTGGCGCCCTTGCTGGTCTGACCAGTGAGCAACTCACCGACAAGCATCAGCCATGTCCGCTATGTGGCGGCAAAGATCGCTACCGCTTCGATGATCAGGACGGCACTGGCTCATGGTTCTGCAACCAGTGCGGTGGCCCGGCTGAATCAGGTGGAGCCGGTAGCGGCATGGACCTATTGATGCGCCGCACGGGCTGGGAGTTCAAGGAAGCCGCTAAGCGCGTCGAGCAGCATCTCGGCATCGCACCTCAACGACCAGAACCGCCCACCAAAGGCGCCGAATCGGTCTGGCGTTACAGCGACACATTCCTGGTCTGCCGTTTCCCAGGTAAGAAGATCCGCCCGCTCTGGTGGGATGGCACTGCATGGCGCTGGAAAGCACCACCAGCACCCCGGCCCCTGCTGAACCTCGATCAGCTCCGGGCCCGTACCGGCACCGTCCTGATCGTCGAAGGCGAAAAGACCGCAGACGCCGCCGCTCGCCTGTTCCCGAAGGCCGTCGTCACCACATGGCCGTCAGGTTGCAAAGCCATCGACAAGGCCGACTGGTCGCCCCTGCAGGGACGGCGCGTCATCCTTTGGCCTGATGCGGATCAGCCTGGCCAGCAGGCGATGGATCAGCTTGCGCAGCGGCTCCTGCAACTGCCGGTCGATCGGGTGCAGATGGTCACACCACCAGCCGACGTACCAGAAGGCTGGGACCTGGCTGATGCCTCATGGTCGCCCGAGGAGGCTGCGGCGTTCATCAAAGGCAACATCTCTGAGCCGCTCGAGCTCGACGCCGAACCTGAACAGCCAGAGCTGCAGGTCGAGCCGGACGACGAGCCCGATGTGCCAGAGCTCGACCCCGGGATCCATTTCACCCCGCTCGGCTTCGATGGCGACGCCTACTACTACCAACCGCACAGCACCGGCCAGGTCATGCGCCTGTCCCGTTCCGCGCACACCTCAACCAACCTCGTGGCCCTAGCGCCAATCGACTATTGGAAGCAGATCGCCGGCACCGATCGCGGCGGCGTGGACTGGACCAACGCCGCATCAACTCTTTTTGCCATCTGCGCCGATCTCGGCGTCTACAACCCCGACGTGATCCGCGGCCGCGGCGCATGGTGGGATGCTTCCCGGCCTGTGCTGCATCTCGGCGATCGGATCATTGCCGACAACAAGACGCACGCCGCCCTGAAGCCGTTCAACAGCCGCTATCTCTATCAGCGAATGTCGCCGTTGAAGGGACCAGGCGCCGCCACCCCGTTGACCGACCCCGAGGCGCTCATGATCTGCGAACTGGCCGAGCGCTTCCACTGGGAGGTGCCAGCTTCTGGTCTGCTGCTCGCCGGTTGGGTCACGCTCGCGCCTATCTGCGGCGCGCTGCAATGGCGGCCGCACGCATGGCTCACCGCAGCAGCAGGCTCGGGCAAGTCCGCCATCCTTGACCGCTACGTCGCGCCCCTGCTGGCAGACATGGGCTTGATTGTCGCTGGCAACACCACCGAGGCCGGCCTGCGCCAGACGCTGCGATCTGATGCTTTGCCTGTCGTCTTTGATGAGGCCGAGAGCAACGAGAGGGCTGATCAGGTGCGGATGCAGAACATCCTCTCGCTGGCTCGGGTTGCGTCTAGTGAGTCGCACGCCACCCTCCTGAAGGGATCGCCAGGCGGTGATGTGACTCGCTTCAATATCCGATCGATGTTCCTGATGAGCTCGATCGCCACCGCCCTGAAGCAAGGCGCCGACCGAAGCCGCTTCGCGCAGCTCACCCTCAGATCCCCCACCGACATCCCCAAGGCCGAACGCCTGGCGCACTGGGAGGCGCTCGATCGCGATCTTGATCGCTACATCACCCCTGACATCGCACTGCGCCTCATAGCCCGCACCGTGGGACTGATTCCCGTCATTCGGCAATCCGTTCGCGTGTTCTCGCGAGCAGCTGCTGAGTACTTCGACAGCCAGCGTCTCGGCGATCAGTACGGCACCCTGCTGGCTGGCGCATGGTCGCTCATGTCGAGCGAGGTGCCAACCGATCAGCAGGCCCGCGCCCTGATCGATCAGAACGATTGGGAGCCCTACAGCCAGGCGACCGAGGTGCCCGATGAACGCCGGTGCCTGCAGCGCATCCTGCAGCACCAAGTGCGCGTCGATGACGGCGATCGCGCCCACACCAGAACGCTCGGCGAGCTGGTTGAGATCATCACCTCAGCCGGTGTCGGCATCGATCCGATCGAACCCCGCCATGCACGAGCTGTGCTGGGCCGTCATGGCCTGAAGGTGGACGACGGGCAGCTGTTCATCAGTAACACCGCCGAGGCGCTCGCCAGCATCCTGAAGGACACGCCATGGGGTCACAGCTGGGCCACCGTGCTCTGCCGGTTACCTTCCGCGTCGAAGGCCGGCGCGGTCCGTTTCAGCGGTGCAGGGGCCGTATCCAGGGCTGTGGCGTTACAGATTTCAGGCTTGTAACGGGCCGCGTTACAGCTGAGATCGACTGCAGCGCAACAAGTTTGGCGGATCTGTAACGGTGTAACGGTTTCCGGCCGAAACATAGCCTCTCTCTCACACACACACAGAGAGACTCTCTCTCACACCCCTCCTCTCTCTTTTAATAAAATATCTATTTAGAAAAAGGTGTTACAACGTTACAGGGGGTGCCAGATCCCTTGGTGGGCAGAGGATCTCGGGTGTAACGCCCACCGTTACAGCACCGTTACGCCTGCAACGGTTGCGGCGCCATTGCCAGCCCTACCCTGAACCCATGGCAACCCTCACCCTCGACATCAAGTCAGAGCTGCCTAAGGCCATCCGGTGGACCGACCAGATGACCAAGCAACTCCCGTTTGCCATCAGCCAGGCGCTGAACGCCACTGCGTTCGATGCGAGGGTCGCGATCAACAGCAGCACACGTCAGTACTTCGATAAGCCCAACCGGTTCACACAGTCCGCCTTCTTCGTTCAGCGATCGACCAAGCGCAACCTCGAGGCCGTGGTCTTTGCCGAGGCTGCCCCTGGCAAGGACCGCGCCCGTTACCTGAAGTACGGCATCCAAGGCGGACAGCGGACACAGAAGGGCTTCGAGCGCAAGTTCCTCGCCGAGGTGGTCGGCACACGCAGCATCCCGGCAGGGGCGCAGCTGGTGCCCACGTCCTTGGTCAGGCTCAACGCTCAGGGCAACGTCAGCCTGGCCAC